CATAGTTTCATAGTACTTGACTCGATCAAAGTAGAACTCACCTCCAAAGCGACAATCACCGCTACTAGGTGGGCTCGATGGTACATCGCTGCAAGTTATCATTGTCGGCGTTGGATCGCTGAAAACAAAGTCTGGATTAGCTTCAAAGCACGTTGTGTTGTGCATCAATACGGATTGAGTAATCTTGGTAGTCGCATTGCCGTAAATCTTCGATGACCAATCGTAAATGATCCGCGATCGAATGACGATCTTGCATCCTCCGGTTTGACCTTCGACCCCGCTGCAATCAACCTCCTCTTGGCTGATCCTAACCTTGATCTCTCTTACCCTTCGCCAAACCGCAAGGAATGCGTTGTCCTTGAATTCCCAATCGGTTGTAGTCGTCGCAATCAACTCAACGCCCTCTGGACAGCAATAATCCTGGGCGATCTCATCACACCCGCCAGGAAAGAATTCAAAACCTCGATAGTTCGGAGTCAAGAACCTACTATGATCTGTTACGCATTGCTCTGTAACGAGACCTTCATAAAGCATCCCGCTACAAGACTTAGACCAACTTGGCGTACTGTTTGGCGTAAATGTCTGCTCGTAGCAACAATCGCCACTCCAACCGCTTCCGGTGTAGCCGCTAATGGTTACCGTTGGCAAGTCCTCCAATGGCAAGCAATCGCAAGTGCAGCAGCATCGGCCCATTCCACCCATCAGCAGAGCTCCACAGCAAGCCACTTGGCATCGACTGGAAGCAGCAGCACAAGAGCCGCTGAACCGATTGCAACGCCCGTAGGATTCCATGCGGTGTATGTTACGCTACCCGCTGTCCAATTACCAGATCCAGGAGCCTTGGCGGTTACCGTCCCGCTACTGTTGGCACTGATGCCAGATGTTGCCACCGCCAATAATGGAGTCTCGCAAGCGATTACCTTGATTAGATCGACCTCTTGCTCATCGTCTCCGATGTAGGTAAAGAGGCAACCCTTCGACAGGTCGAAAGAGCTTGCAACTGGCCCCATTCGCGTTCCGGTTGTGTAGGTCGATGAATCTTTGGTTGCTCGAAACACTGGCCCCCATTGAGCCGTACCGATCTCATCTCGCAAGCACTCGCCCGGCCCATTGAGCAGGAATGGCCCCATTACCGAATCGGTGTAGTCGAATGGCCGGTCAATTTCGATATACGTTGTTCCGTCGATCTCCGATGCCCCGATCATCTGGATGCAACCGTAGGGAGGGATCGTCTCGGTTGACTTGTTGACAAAGTAGATCGGAGTTGGCGTGTAAGGCAGGAAAGCCCCTTGAGACGCTGTGCCACTTCGCTCAAAAGCTTGGACAGCATCCCAAATACGCTTAGCCTGCTTTGGCGTGTACGCTCCGATCTGCTGAGCCATCTTAGCCCCTTGTATCGCAGAGCAACGAGACCGAGTAGATCGCAGGAGTCACCGCCGTTGCCGTTGCTGCATCGTTGCTAGCAATCGAGATGCGAACCTCGAGCAGATCCCCAGGATCCACGCCCGTAGCGTTGATCGCGAAATCATAGTTAGCCGCCGACAGGCTGTTCATTGAAGCCGCTGGAGTCGTCACAAGCTCCGACCCGAGAGCCCCATCGGAGCCGACATAAGCCTCTGCGTCGATCGTGCAAGAGTTGTCCGCCACCGTCGTTTCCATCTTGGCTCGGATCCTGAGTTGGATAGTCTGGCCGTCCTCATAATTCGATGGGATCGGAATGGCCAAATAGAGCCGCCTAGTCGTCGATCCTAGAGCCTTTACGTCACCCGCCGTAATTCTGACCGGGTTGGTTCCCCAAGTGCCTGTGATGATTCCTAGATCATCGCTGGCCGGTGTCGCTGGCAAGTTGGTTTGCACAGCATCCCATACCTTAGCCTGCGTCAATGGAATAACGGACTCGGCAAGCACCCTTTGAGCGATCTTGGTGTAGGCGATGTCGGCATTACCAGCGATCGTGTAATTGGTGATGACCTCGGGAGGGAGGATGATTGTCGTATTCGGTATGGTTGTCATGGTAGTAAGCCTAGTGCTCCGTAGGGCAAGGGGTTGTAAAGCTTGAATTCTAGCCAATGGGCTTGAACTGTGTTTGGTGGCTCAACGTCGGCAATTTGGTATCCGTTTTCGTCGAGCAAAACAGGACGGTTTGCAGGCTCTCCGTTTCGCATCGCTCGGATGATCTGAAACGGCAATTGACCGGGAGCTGGTGGCCCAACAATATCCACCCGCTTGTAATACCCTTCGTGGCGGACTCGCTTGTACCAAGCTTTGTCCGGTGTTGTTCGATATGGCCATCTAAATTGAATTACGGCCGTAACTTCCCAGTAACCGCCGCCGCCTACGTTTGGATCCTTGACCGATACCGCTTGAAGCTTTTGCATCTTTCCCGTCCCAGGTGCCCAACTCAGAAACGCATCAGAGTTGACCGATTCGCGATACGCCGCTTGAACAAACGGATTGAAAACGAGCATGTTCTTTCTGATGGTTACGGTCTGATCCGCAAAGAGTCGCTTTAATCCGTGGATTGGCTCATTGTTCTTTGTGACGATTGGATTGCCATCGTAATCCTCGTCGATTTCTTCCTCGGTCTCAACATCGTCCCAATCTATCTTGGCCGGTGTAAGCAATGGGCTCTGTGGTTGATTGCCTGGCCCTAGCTTAATTTCGCCATTGTAGCTGACAGTGACAATCCAATAGATCGGACTGATCCTTTGCGGTCTTGCTTGGTCAGCGAAAACGTAAGGGTACATCGCCGAGTATGACGAACCGGCCTCAGGAATACCAGAAGCTTGAACAACATCATCAATCGTTGCTTGTGGCGTTGTGAAAACCTGATACGCCGAAGTGAACGCAGCTTGAGCCGTTCGGAAGTTGTCCGTTAGGCTAAAATCTCCGTCAACCTTCGACCACATTTGAGAAACCGAGATTACGTTGCTCATTTGACAAACTCGATTCTAACCTCGTCGCTTGGGGATCGATTCGCAGCGTCAAGAATTGCATTGGTTCGCTGTTGCTCTGCAACTTGCTTGGAAGTGTTTTCGACTAGCTTTGCAATCGGGCTGTCCGTTTGACCTCGCACAAGCACCCGAGACTCAAAAGCGGTCAACGATCGCAACTGCTCTTGCAACGCACTGGCAGCCCCTTCTCGTGGTTTTAGATCGATGTCAATGTCAAGCTTCATTGCGTCTTGCAACGCTTGGAGTCGTTCGCGGATCTTTGTATCAAAATCCTCGGTCAATCCGCCGACCGCTTCATCTAAAATGGCCTGCAAGCTTTTTTCGGTTTCGGTTACAGCACGCTCACCGAAGGATGGCATCTCCTTCAAAACATCCTCGAACGTAAAACGACCCGAAAGCAACTTGCTGTAGGCATCGACGAACCACTCAGCTTTTGCGAGCAAGCCGTCGAATACAAAAACCACATCGTTGTAAATCTTGGTCGCCGATAGCAACACCGATGCAGAAATCACATCGAGGACATCATTGAACCGAAAGATGGCAATTTCCGCCGCTGTAAATCCCGTAACGAAAGCTTCGGCAATCGTCTTGCCGACTCCTTGCATCGCATTGGCTAGCTGTTCGCTGTAGTTGACGAAATCATCCATCGCCGGAAGCATCGAGGCTTGAATGAACTCGAACGCAACCACAAAGCCGCGATAAACAACATCGCGAATCGGAGCAAGCAGAGCACCAAAAGACTCGTAAAGGTTCTTGGTGGCAACCTTCAACGCATCGCTAGCTTCCAATGCCGACTTAGCTGATTCCGCTTTGTTTAGTAGCCCCTTGGTAGCAAGCTCGCTGACCGCTGCTAGTTTCTCCTCGTTGGTTGCTAGCTGGTCGATGTTTGGGATTAAGCCTCGAAACGCGTCGAAGTTACCTTTAACAGCATCCTCGACCATTCGCATCGCTGAGGACAAATCTCGATCAAAGACCCGCGATAGCCCAAGAGCCGCTTCGGTCATATCCTCGATGGAATCGGTAGCAGCACCGCGCCGCAATGCTTGGCTCATTTGATCCATGATCCGGCCAGCATCAACATTCGTCATTCGCTCAAGGCTATTTGCAACCTTTTGCATTTCTTCCGCTGCTTGCTTGCTTCCGCTTGGAATCAAAGCAACGGTCTCGGCAAGCTTGATCGCTGAACGATTCAAATCGTCGAACGCCGCGACCGAACTGGATGCAAAGCCAACAATGGCCCTGCCTGCTTCGACAACGCCGATTACCGCTGCTGTCACGCCTGCTAGCTGAGCCAAGCCACGGACAGAAAATTCCACCTGTTGAGCCGTCTTGGTCACTTCGGACGAGAATTGACGCAATACCGCCGAGGCTTCGTTTCGTGCTCCGAGTGTTACTTCTACGTCAGCCACGTTTTCGCCTTTCGTCCTCGATTCGGTTTACGTCTGATTCAAGTGCATTTTGCACCGAAACAAACCAAGCATCTTGGTCATTCATCCCGCCAGCCTCAGGCAAGATCCCTTTCGAGACCCACGCCGCAAGGTTGGCTGCCGAGCTTACCCGATGCCCAACGTAATCCTTCGGGCAATCAGTAATCTCGATGTATCCTTGATTCTCGCAAGCCTCGCATCCGGCCTCATCGCAACTTGGGCAACCTAGCATCAACGGTAGGTCTTTGCTCGGTAGATTATTGCAATGGTTTCGAGTGCATGACTTGCACAACTCGCCGCATCGTACTAATGCGGCGATCCTTATTTTTTTCTATCGCCCTCGCTCGCTGAATTGCCTTGTAAGCATCTTGCAACAAGCTTTACAGCATCCGCAACTTCGATTTCTTCGTCCCATGAATCGATCGACTTTTCGAGACTCCAACCAGCAACGCAAATCGAGACTGCTTGACGCAAAGCCGCGATCTGCTTTTTGGTGTCGCCTAGATCCTTGAAGTCCTCGATTAACCCTAGCACTTGCTCGGTTTGCTTGAACTTCAAGCGATTGAACTGGAACTGAATGTCGAGCCCGTCAATCGAGCCCTCGAAAGTGTTATGCTGCATGGTTGAAAATGATTGAAAGTTCTTCGTCGGAAGCGTCAACATTCTTGTTTGCTTGCCATTCTAGCTGATCGATCATGATTCCGTTTCGATCACCCATCGGCTTGGTTTGCAACTGAGCCTTCGGAATGCTGAAAACCAGCGTAGAACTGCTAGGCCCATCGATTGTAAACGAAAGAGTCGCTTCCGTCGAATCGCGAAGTTGAGCATATCGGCCCTGAGTCGCAATCAGTTTGGATTCTGGGTTGCCAGTGATCCTTGGATTGCGATCAGTGATAACGAAGTTGTCGATGCCTGCCGCCGAAGTCGAGCATTCCCGAGCCGTAATCACGTTGCCTAGATCGATCGTTGCCGACTCCAAGCAAAGATTGTATGAGTCCCAAGATGTAGCACCTCCAGCAACCCGCAATGGTAGCGTGTTGACGTAGTTGATTGACGACGGAATAGCTGCGTCTGCTTCGTCATCGTAAACGCCTTGGAAGTCGAACTCGATTCGACCCATCCGGCCCGTCGGCAAAATGAACCGAGCATTTCCGACCGCGCCGTAGATCCTGCGACGAACGCCATCGAAGAATCCGGCGATCGTCACCGTTTTGACGTTGGTTCCTGGAACTTCCGTTCTCGGCTTGTATGTTGCTGTCGAGAGAACCAAACCGCAAGCCGGGAGATAGGTCGTTGCCCAAGCCGGAACATTTGTTCCATCGTAGGCAAGATCGACCGAGAACGTAGCTCGACCACGCCTGGCCCCTGGGATCGATGCAAGCCGACCGAATCCGCCTTGGCCTTGACGCTCTTGCATCTCGAACTCTGGATTGATTACAAGGTCATAGGCGTTGATCGTGCAATCAGCCGCCGCGATGGTTTCCGCAGTACCAACCGTCGATTCGATCTTTCCGCCGAGAACTGATTTTTTACGCAGTAGCATATTTGTCCTTTCCTAGTATTTGG